GAAAGTTGGAAGAATTTTGGGCGAAGTTTGGGTAAACTGTAATGCAGAGGGTGAGTATGGCGGTTGGACTAACGTTAACAAATGGATGTGTGAGAATGGACATGCTGTTGGTTATTGGGGACAAAACAAAGATGATGTTAAGGGTGAACATTGGGCAAATAGAGAATATCTTGCCGAACAAGGTAAAATGGCACTTCTTCAATGGGATGAAGATTAATGCAAACCAAGATCATAAAAAAATCCTTTACTGAAGTAACTGGCCTAGCATCTAATGCGCATCAGGGTCAGAGTGAAGTTTATATGATACTTAAACATGAAAGCCCCCCTATTATTTTATCTGGACCCCTATTTAAAAGAATATTTGAACTAACTGAAAAAGATGCTCTTCATGCTATTAGTTTAAATGATTTAAAAAAGAAATTTCCAAAAGTCCAGGGAAGATCAAAACAAATTTCCACCTTTACTCAAATGCAATCCCATTCTAATTTTTGGAAAGGTGGAATTGATGATGAAGATAGACCTGGCGGTATAATATTACACGTGAAAGGAAATGTAACAGGTCAATTCAATCAAGACATGTATACTGAAATTTTAAGAGGTGGTAGACGTGTTATAATGTTAAATGATGATACCATTGAAGAACAAGAATTCGAAGATGAATTAAAAAGCCTTCAGGACGATTTAAGAAAATTGGTTTATGAAATTTTTAAAAAGAAATTAGGTATAGCACCTGATGACCCTTATTCATCACAAGCCTATGATTATCCGAATAATATTTTATATACCGAATTAGAAGGTAGACAAAAAGCTACGCTTATTAAAAGTTACATGATGGGAATGGAAAAGCTTTTAGGAAGTAAAAAATATAAAGAAGCTGTTTCAGATATGATGTTTGATATGATTGCCGTTGGTGATTATGAGTATAATGAGATAACTATGGAAAAAGTGAAATTGCTTGCGATTTATGTCACAAGCCCAAATATAGGACAAGAAGATATTGAAGATTTAAAAAAGCAATACAGAGTACCTATATACCCCAACACTTCTCGATCTCAAATTGAGAAGGTCCTTCAAAAAATAAATGAATAAAAACGCTTGACATCTTATTGAATATAGTGTATAATAATACTATTAAAAATAAACAATGTAGGAGATTATGGAATCAAAGAGAAAATGTGATCCAGAACTGGGTCGTAAGGTAAATGATTATTTAATTGGTCTTGGTTTAGAAACACCTATGACCGGAGTTCGAAAAGACTTTGATGCTGAAGAAGCAATTGCAGCAATCAAAGGAAATATGACAAATATTATGGAGGCGTTAGGATTAGATCTTAAAGATGATTCATTGCAAGATACTCCTAAGAGAGTAGCTCAAATGTTTGTGAATGAAATTTTTTGGGGGCTTGATTATGACAGATTTCCAAAATGTACCAAAATAGAAAATAAAATGAATTATAAAGGTTCATTTGTTTTGGAAAGAAATATCAACGTACAATCTTATTGTGAACATCACTTCATTGTTATTGATGGCGTAGCGAGTGTTGCTTATCTCCCCGATAAGTATGTTTTAGGATTGTCTAAATTGAATCGCATTGTTCAATTCTTTTCAAAGCGTCCTCAAGTGCAGGAAAGGCTTACCGAACAGATTAGAGCAGCAATTGCGTTTGTTACTGAAACAGAAGATGTAGCAGTTCAAATTGATGGTGCACATTTCTGCGTTAAATCACGAGGCATTCAGGATCTCAGATCTACAACTGCAACATTCTCCGCTTCAGGTGTCTTTTCAGAAGGATCACAACGCCAAGAGTTCCTAGCAGGGTGTCGTTCTTTAATGGGTTAATATGACATATATTTCACATGAAATTCCCCGATGTTTAATAGATGAACATCAAGACTTTATTAGCGATTATCAATTTGTATTACTTCATAAAATTCTAGAAGATAAAGATTACGCAGAGATGGTTTGTGACTTTGCGAATAATGGAGAATTTACTTATCTTGATAATAGTTGTTTTGAATTGGGAGAATCATTAGATAATGATATTCTCTATGAATGGTTTCAAAGATTAGAACCAGACTTTGTAGTTCTTCCAGATGTTCTCGGAGATAGAAAAAGAACATTGGAAAGGTCGATTGAATTTGCTAATGATTATCCAGACACAATCCCTAATGGTATGCCCGTTATTCAAGGAGCAACACCAGATGAAATGATTGATTGTTATAATGACTTTACTGAGTATAGTGATAAATGGCCGATAATTGGTATACCTTTTGTTTATCGTTGGGCTGATAAAGACCCAACACTTCAAGCGAATGAAAGAATAAAGTTACTTGAAAGAATGGACAGAGAGTGTATTGATAGAGATATCAAACATCATCTATTAGGTACGTGGCAAGCAAGAGAATTTGCACATTATAGAGATTATAATTGGATTCATAGTATAGACACTTCTAATCCAGTAATGGCAGCATTAGACGGAACACCTTATGCAGGAATTCATGGATTAACACAAAAACCAACATCAACATTTGATTCTATTTACGATATGAAAGAAGAAGATATTGACTTAGATCTTTTATATTATAATGTTGATAGTTTTAGACAAATCGTTACGGGTAAATTTCCTGAGAGAAAATATCCAGAGAATTTAAATTATTTTAAATACTTTACATATTCAGGACAACATGGCTAATAAGATAGATCCAGAACACTATCAAAGTAATACAAAATTAGAAGCGATTGATGTTATAGAAGCTTTTGATTTAAATTTTCATCGCGGGAATGTTATTAAGTATGTTTTACGCGCAGGTAAAAAATCAGAAAAGGGTTACGAGAATAAAGATAAACAATTAGAAGATTTGAAAAAAGCTAAATGGTATCTTGAAAGAGTAATCAAAAATGTTACGGAGGGATGATGGACTTACGAGAAGCTAGAAATAAACTTCCAGAAGTTAAAGAAAATGTTGCAGTTATATTATCCGGTGGCATGGATAGTTCTATTGTTACAATGATGTTAGCCCGACATTATGGACCAGAAAAAGTATTTGCCTTAACATTTAATTATGGCCAAAAGCAAGCTGAAGAATGTATGAAGGCAAAAGAATTATGTCGTGAATTAGGCGTACCACATAAGCAATTAGATATAGGTTATTTCGGAGAGTTAGTTCAACCTATTAGTGCAAATATATCCGGCACTGATATTGACATGCCCGACATTAAAGAAGTGCTGGGAGATCCTCAACCGGTTACATATGTTCCGTTTAGGAATATGATGTTGTTAAGTAATGCATGTGCTTTTGCGGAAGTAGTAAATGCAGAATATATTTTTTGTGGACTTCAAGTTCACGATGAATATGGTTATTGGGACACAAGTCAAGCCTTTGTAGATGCATTAAATGGCATTACAGTACTAAATAGAACATTCAAAACACAAATTATTGCACCGTTCTCTTTATTAAGTAAAACAGAAGAATTAAAAATATGTAAAGAGCTAGGAACATTTAATTTATTAAAACATACATTAACATGTTACGATCCAGATGAAGAAGGTCGTAGTTGTGGAAGGTGCCCTTCTTGTTCTGAAAGAATTAAAGCGTTTCAGAATATTCAAGAAATAGATCCAATACCTTATCAGGAAGGCGATTAATGTGTAGTATTTCTGCAAGCAAGAGCAAAGAAGTTTTATTAAAATTAGTAGAACTTAATAGATATCGGGGCGAAGAATCTCATTCAGTTTCACAGTTTTTATATCACGAAGATTTAGATCCTGACGCCAATGGTTTTTATCTTAAACAACAGATTAAATCATATGGCCCTTTAGATGTAAAACAATTAGATGGTGAATGGGATTATTGTATTGTTCATCAACAAGCACCCACATCAAAAGAAGTTAATAATACTGATTTAGCAACAGGAAGATTTATTCACCCAGCTGTGAAAGGAAAATCTTATTTGTGGCATAATGGTATTATTAAAGAAGGAAAATTTGAAGGTGATTGGGATACAGAATGGTTGTTTGATCTTACATTAGATGATTTAGAAAAAAGCCCTCTTAAAAGATTTGATGCTAAGATAAGTGAAGCAGATGGTACATTCGCATGTATGATGCATCACGATAGTAGTATGTTTATATTTCGTAATGAAATTAGTCCTTTGTTTAGTGAAGGATCATCCTTTTCTTCTACTAAGTTTGAAAACTCTATTCCAGTGCCCGCAAATACAATGTGGGAATTAGATTATGAAATGGGTGGTTTAGTAGAACAATGGAAAT